AACTTTGAATATCGTGTGCAAGGATGTGGGTGCTTGTTTGCATCGTTTCTTGTAGTGGTTTATAGCCTTGTTCTTATCGTTGAACGAAACAATAAGGTCACCGTCGCACCAGTATTCGTACTTAACATCCTCATGCGCAGATAGCATAGATGCTCCTTTCGTATTTGAATCAGTACATTCTACAAAATCATAGAAGCCACGCTTGCGCATATTCCAATCATCCCCATCGTCATACCGATAACCGCAAGTTTTAAGTTCCTTTCCGTTCTTGTCATCATTTCAACATCAACCCGTCCAATTCGTGTGTACAAATCATCACAAGTCTTTGAAATGGAATCGAACTGCTCACGACGTGTGCCAATCTCGTCCTGCAAGTCATCATTCAAATCAAGCATCATGCTGTTGTACTTGTCCTGAATGGAACTCACTGTACCCATCTGTGGCTCGTTCGGCGTCTCAAACTCCATGAACTCTGCGACCATATTACCCCCAATACGCAAACTGATAACAAACCAACAGGCATCCGATAATGACGATGCCCACACCTGCACGTGCTGCGCGTATGTTCTCGCGCTCACGTCTCCAACACGTGTTGCAATCCGTGCTTGTCAACGAACAATAGACTAGCGCGGTACCGAACAGAATCACGGCTATGCAGACTAGCATTTCTTCCCCGTCACCGTTGAAACGTACTCGAAGAACTCGTTCACATCCTTGTCCATGTCGAACATGATTCCGCTCAACGGTTCGCTGGTTTTCGGCTTAACCCTAGCTGTGAACCCGCTCTCCTTCCCGTCCATGTACTCGATAATCTCGAACAGTTCCTTGCTGGCGTAAATCAGCAGCCCGTCACCACCAGCTTGCTCGTCCATGAGAAGTTCCAACGGGCAACACTTGTGGAGTATGTACACCTCTCCGTCACGGTAGGAATAGAACAACTTACCCATAGCACAGTCCTTTCAATCGGTTTTGCCTGCAATAGTATAGTATCAAAAACCACTTGCCTTGTCAAGAAGAAAAGCAGCCTCTTTCGAGGGCTGCAAGCTAGATGCCGTAATACACATGGTTCACATAGTCCTGCACGGTCTGGTAGTCATAACCAGCAGCCGTAAGGCGGTCGTACCTGTCCTGACCGTTTCCGTAATTGCCAAGGTACACGTCGTATGCAACGTCGGCAATCCAATCTGAACCAGTTGAACCGCCGCCGATGCCGTAATACACACGGTTCACATAGTCCTGCACGGTCTGGTAGTCATAACCGGCAGCTTCAAGATTGTACTGTCGCTCTGGCTGGTTTCCGTACCATCCCTGCATCACACCGTATGCGGCTTCCTCGATGCTGCCAGAAACAGGCGCTTCTGGCGTATCGGGTGCGGAACCCTCGCCATCGTCATAGGTCATAGCAGACGGGTTGTCGAGGTAATACTGAACAAGGTTCTCGAAATCGCCCCAAGTCTTGCCCCACTTTGCGAAGTACGGAACAGGGTCAACGTGGTCTGTGCCGCCCCACACGTAACGCGCTTCGTTGTGCGACACCATTCTGTCGATGCCCCAACCCTGCTGGTTGAGGTACACGGCGCACCATTGCGCCGCCGTGTCGAACCCAACCTCGAAGTCGTGCTGGTTGGTGGCTTCGCAAATCTCGATGCCGACGCTGTACCAGTTTCCGTTGCCAACGTGCCACGCAACGGCGTTTCCGCTCATGGTCTGGTACACCGTGCCGCCGTCAGTCCAGTCAGTGACCCATTGCGCCATAGGCGCATCATTGCCCATTCGCTGCCAGTATTGGACGTGATTCCATGCGGTCGCTCCCTCGTTCGCCGTGGAATGCACTACAAGGTTCTGCGGTTGGACCCAGCCGTGACCGTCTGCGATGAAGTTGTCATGTTCCGTCCATGCGTATGCGGGCGCGGCTGTGCCGACCAGCATAGCGAACACGGCAAGCGCCGTGATTGCGCCGATTCTAAGACGCTTCATAAAAGTGCCAATCATTCTAACCCTCCATCTTGTCCACATGGTCATCGAACTTCGTGGTGAGCGCGGTAATGGCAAGCGTGAGGTCTTTCAGCGTGTCGTTCATCTTGACGTAAAGCCACCCCATGAAGCAGCAAGCCACGATAGGGAACCCCACGCTGCCGATAGCCGTAATCACCATATCGAACGTAGTAGTGTCCATTTCAACCTCCTTCCTAAAATCCCAGATAGTCGAACACGTTGTTGAAGAACTCTCGCGTCTCGATAGTGTCGAAGAACACGCTTCCCTGCATGTACAGCTTGCGCACGCTCCGCAACACCACGCTAGACTTCTCTATCATAAGCAGGTTAGGCTGCATATCCGATTTTGTCAAGACGTAAACCAGCGCATCTTTCGGGTACCTGCGCGACACGTAGTAAACACCCTCCGTGTAGTCCACCCAAACACCGACCGTCCTGTTGTCGAACCGCAACGCGAAGTAGAATCGCGCTTCCTCCGACTTCTTGGCGATGAACTTGTCATTGTCATCGTAGAACATGTTTCCCACTGCGTAATCGTAATATGACGTTCCACGTATCATCTGACCGAATCTTGTCGTGTCCACGTGCGCCCTGAACCGCTCGCTCTGCACAATCTCTACACACATGTACCCTTTGTGCGCCATGAGAAAGCGCTTTCCCTTCCTCGGCTTCAACCTCCATCCGATGAAGTACGGATTGGTGAGCGCCACGGCGTTAGCCATGAACATAACCTTAACCCTGTCCTGAAATCGGTCAACCGTGTTGTAGAAGTCTTGGAACTGCTTCAACTCGTTTTGCAAGTAATGCAGCGAACCCTTGTCAATGATGAACTCGTCAAATCCTATCATATCAACGTCGGGATAGGGTACTGACTTTTTGGTCAGTGCGTTTGCCAACGTGATGAAGAAACATAGCACGCGCCATTTCTCTGGCTTTTCATCACCTATCGCAACCTTTCTGATGTACCCTTTCATTCCCTCAACTTTGAACTCCCACGATGGGAAGCGGTCAACAATATCCTGAAAGAACTCCTGCTTGTCATCGAACTCCGACTTGTATCTGCGCAAGTATATGAACTGCTTACCAGTCTTTATGAAATGCCTGATTCGTTTGTACTTGAAATCATACGTCTTGCCAGTGCCACGCCCGCCGATAACGAAATTGAACATAGCGTTGCGCGTCATAATGTCGTGAGAATCGTAATACATGCTGTCGCTCATAGGTACCGTCTCACCTCCCAATAATACATGTACCGTGGATAGTTCCTAGCATCGGTTGTGGTTTGGTCTGGTCCGTAATCGGGTCCACCATGTCCCCAAAGTTCATTGTTGCCCATGTACAGTTCAACGTGGTCAAATGAGCCGTTCCAACCATTCCACATAATCAGCACCAAATCGGCTGGCTCCATATCCTCGATGGGTAGGTTGTCACCAGAATAGCCGCTTGCTATCTTCGTCCCCTTGCCCGCCATAGCGCCCGTCCACGTGCCAACGTCGATTCCAGCAACCTGCTGGTACGCGAACCACACCGTAGAAGAACAGTCACCATATCCGCTGCTTATGGGGTCAAGCCGTCCAGCACCCTGCGAGTACGCGAACCTGTCAAGCCATGAGCGGTACAATTCGCATATGGCGTTCTGCGCTTCGCTTCCGCTCTCCGAACCGCCGCCCTCGTTGCCGCCGCCAATGTCAGTTCCGTTCGCGTTGTACCCGTTAATCCAAACCTGTCCAGATGCGGGATAGAATATAACGCCTTTTTCGTACTCGTCTTTGCCGTAAAGAATGAGTGTATCACCATTCTGAATGATGTACCCTAGCTTGCTTGCTTCTGTGTCAATGCCTGGCTCGTTGCCGCCGGGCGTGGTGTCAACGTCTCCGCTCTGACCGAAATCAGGCGGGTTGCTCTCGCCGTCCCAATCCTTCAATCTCTGGTACACGGTGTTGTAGCGATTCCTGTACTGCCCAAGAACCCCATGATTCATGCAAACGCCGTATATCCTATCGAGGTCGGCGCTGCCGCCCGCAGTTGCAATGACCTGTCCAGCGCTTGCTGGCGATTGATGGTACATGCTCATTGCGAAAATCAACGGTTTAGGATAGGACTGACTCATGCCCCAATTTTCAAGCGTTGTGATGTACCCCTCGAAATCCACAATCGCCTGATTCTCTTGAATAACGTGGTTCTCTTTTTCTTGGAAAACAGATATGATGCTGTTCCCCTCGTCCCTGTTAAGGTAACGGCTAGTCCACCACGCACTACCAGCATCATGCGATTCAATATCAGAACGCAACGAAGCAGCCAACTGCCCGTAGGCAGTTGGCATTTCGTTTTTGACACGGTTAAGCAGTGCAGCAGCCCGTGTACCATACCACTGCATCATCCCTATCGTGATAGGGTCGTTGTAGTTCACGGCAGTCCAATTCCAGTTGGATTCTACCTCGCCGATAACGTACATGGCATAATAGCATATGGTTCTGGTACTTGGCATCGTTCACTCCTTACCAAATGCTGTAATCGATCATAACCTGAACGCTCGTAATCTGCTGCCAATGGACTTTGGAAGTCCCCACGGTGTTCCATCCTTCGGCACAGATGTCACCGTTCGTCATCACTACGATATTGCCGATGTACGCCTGTCCGTTTGTACCGGCAGTGTATGCACGGGCGGTTGCATAAAGAGTCCTCTTCGACGATGGGTTGGGGATGCCAAGCTGAGAGCATTTGGCGATAGTCACGTACTCGGGGTTGTTCGATCCGGGTAGGGTAAGATCGAACGTGAACTTGATCATCTTCCATTTCTTATACACCGCGCATTGCCTCAAGCCCTGATTCCATGAACCCGCACTTGGATTGGGTAGCCGAACAATCGTAGGGGTCAGCCATTCCTTAATGGCGTTCTGCACGCCCGCAGGGGATGCCGCCGTGCCAGTTGATGCAGCAGTCTCACCCGCCGTGTCTGTCACCTTCAAATGCCCGAAGTTCGTAGACGAACCCTGCCCGTAGGTGTTGGCGGTGCTTGCGTGGTTGATCGGTGCTTTCCCGTCCACGGCAGTCTGCAATCCGTCAATGTCGTTCTGCGCTTCCGTGATGTTGCCCTCTGCAACTCCAACGCGCGTATCAATAGACGCAATATCGGTCTTGTTCTGATTGGCTGTTCCCTCGACTGCGACAACACGTGAAGTCAACGAAGTAACGGTGCCTTGCGTGGTCTCAATTTCGCTCTCATTCGTCTGCGCAAGCGAAAGCGCGTCATTAGCCGTCTTTTGAACGTTCGTAATCTCCGTTCCATGCTCATCAACCGTGGATTCAAGCTCGGCAATATCCTTCTGCGCTTCGGTCATCTGCGTTTGCAGCGTGAGAACGTTGGCGTTGGCGTTGGTAACGTCATCCGCGCTCTTCTTCATCTGCGTGTCAATCTTTCCCATTGCGGCGTTGTACTGGTCACGCAGGTTCGGCTTGTCAGCCGAAGCGTACAGGTCAAGATTGTAGTTCGGCGTGTATTCCGTAGCCATCATTCACTCCCTTCTACGATGCGGGCTTGAAGTACACAATGCCTGCTTTGGTCACTTTTGCTTCCGATAGCTGCTGAACTGTGAGTACAGCGTCATCGTCGGCTGGCGAGAACGAACCGCCTTCCAAATTGGCCACCCTGCCCGTGAGCTTGGTGATGTTCGCTTCGTTCGCGTTAGCCGTTTCCAACGCGCTGTCTGCGGTGGACTTAGCCGTACCTGCCGCCGACGTTGCTGATGCCGCTTCGTCGGAATTGGCTTTCATCTGCGTGTCGATTTTCTCCATCGCCTGATTGTACGCGCCCGTTAGGTCTGGCGCGTCCGTGTCGGCGTAAGTCGGCAACTGGTAGTTAGTCGTTGGCGTTCCTGCCATCATTCACTCCCTTCTACGAAGTACCCGTCCCGCACCTCACCGTTAGCGAGAATCGAGCAGGTCAGCTTCCCATCGAGCGGCGGTGCGCCGTCGTATGCGATGCCCTCTGGCACGAAATCGTCCCCCATGAGGTACCCGCTGAAAACCGCCAATCCGCGAACGTTCAACCCGCATTCCGCAAGCTGGTCAACGGTCAAGTCAAGCTGCGCGAGCTTGTCAACGGTGATTGCATGTACCGTAACGTCGTTGAAGAAATCTCGCATTGCGCGAACGTTGCCCGTGTACCTGCCAACCGTGACGTTCCAGATAAGCAAGCCAACCTGCGAACCTGCAATCAGGTTGCGCAACTCCTTGTCCAGCTTGGCAATCTCCGAATCCGTGTACCCTTCAAGCTGTTCAGTCTGCGCTACCTGCTCCGCATGAATCTGGCTCTTGAAATCATCGAACTCAACCGTGGTCACAAAATCGCTGTCGATGTTGGCAATCTTGCCGAACAGACAAGCAATCTGCTGCTCCACGGATAGCGATTCGTCGTACACTAGCGGGGTTGTAATCTGGTTGCACGTTCGCCCGCCGCCAAGAAACGGATAGTAGATTCCCATAAATCTCACCTCCCTAAAGCGCGTTCCAATAATCAGTGTATATACCCATGAAAAGCTCGTTCAAATCGCCTATAACCATCATGTCGATGTTCAGGAACGTCTCACGGAACTGCATGAGGGCTTGTGCCTTGGTGATACCCGATATGCCGCTCACGTGCGTGACGTAATCCTCCAACGTCTTTGAACTCGCCTTCGTGGTGTCGCTTGCTTCGCTTTCCGCATTGCTGCCCTGCTCACTCGTTCCCTTCGCTGTCGTGTTGCTCGTGCTGTCAGTGAGGTTGGTCGCGTAGTCCTCGTTCCCAGAAAGCTGCATCTGCGGTGTCGTGCTTACCACGGTTCGCGCCGTGCTGTCGGTGTCGTTCACCGTCTCGCTCGTTGCCTTGGTAGCCGTGTTCTCGGTACGCGAATAGTCCCTAGACTGGTCAGACGTTCCGCTCGTGCTTCCCTCCGTGCGCATGTCATAGTTGCTGAGCGGGTCGAAATCCTGCAACGCGCTCTTGTACAGTTGATTGTAGAACGGCATAATCTCGTTCATCTTGCGGTTCAGAAAACGCCTGAAAAGCGCGGGAGTCTCCTGCCCAATCTCTCGAAAGAAGAAATGCTCAACAATCTTCGCGTTCAGCGGCGCACGGTATTCTTCATCGAAAATGGGGTATTTGTCAAGCCCCAAATCGAATCCGTTTTCGACAAGCGAACCCAACTCCACCGTGAAGATCGCCCCACGATGATAGGGAACGCCGCACTCTCCGTCCTCGTACAAACTCATAACCCAACACCTCCATCCGTCTGAACCTCGGGGTCAGCCATGAGAAGCACGTTCATGTTCTGGCTAGAAACGTCCTTGTTCATGTCGCACCAAACCTCAAGCCCATACTTGCGGTTAATCTGCCTGCACGCTTCGCGTCTGCAATTCAGGCGAATAAGGCGGTTCGCTTCAATCTGACCGTTGTTCGCTTCAACCTCGGCGCTCTGAACTCGCTCCGCTTTGCTGATGTTCGTGTTCTCGATGCCTAAGTACGTCATAATCTCTGCCCAAACCGTCTGCTTTGCTTTGAGCAGTTCGGGCGTGATGAACGGCGCACCAGAACTAAGGTAGGTAATCTGCGACGGGTCGAACATTCCGTCAGCGCCCACGATGATAGGCTCGTTGCCCACATACTGCTTCATAAGGTTCTGAATGGTCAACCGCTGCGATTCAGGGACAACCGCGAATATCGGCATCTTCTGGCTCATAAGGTTCACGTCCACGGTTCTGTCAATGTCCGCAAGCCTACGCGCGTAGATTCGCATTGCGTTAATGTCTGGTCTGCGCAGATAGTTGTTCCAGATGGGTACACATTCGGTAGACTTCAACCGACGATGAAAGCCGTTAGTGCCGTATGCGATATACGCAAGCGGATTCTGGTACATGTTAATCTGCCCAGACGGTGCGCCCATCGTAGAGAAATAAGCATCGTACTCGTCATCCCAGAAAAACACGCTCATTCCGCGATTGAAAAGTGTCAGTTCGAGAAAGCGCTGGTCAATCTCCGTCGGCAATCCCTCCCAACGGTATATCGCGCAAGCCATCTGCTCCAACATTTCATAGTACATGCGGTACTGCAAGTTGTTCATTTCAGCAGACTGCCACGTGTTGCGCTTGCCCTTGCGATTCCTTCCCATCAGTAACGCACCCCCTTCACAGGCTCGTTGTCGGCTAGGTCAATCTTGTACATTTTATCAGGGTCGCTCCAAACTGTCACGCCCTTTTCAAAAATGCCCCTGATGCTCTCCTTGAACAGTTCGGGAACCTCGCTTGTCGAAAGCGAAACGCTCTGCATCTTCCAATACGTGAAGTTCTCCATGCACTTCAAGTCGGCGGGCGGCACAATC